CCATTTAGATTCCAAAGCACACGCAAACCAGTTGAGATGTCATCGTTTGCCTTTTGTATCCAGAATGAGCTGTGATAGCTATTCTGACCAGTACCCCAGGTGTCATCCCATTCAGACTCTTTTAGAATTATGCCATCAGTGTATGCAGCACCGCTAGTCTTAGCAGATTTGCCATTAATACCAAACTGTGGGCTAACAATAGTGCCTCCAGAAACTGGCACAACAGAATAGTCAGTATCTGTGCCGTAATCTTCGTAAGAGTTCGTGGCATCAAATGTTACATATCTATATGGAGCAATGTTAGTCTGAACATAGTCGTAATATATTGTATTTAGAACAAATGCATTAGCAGATTCTGCGTATACTGCCATAGCCTCTGCTACAATGCTTATTCCATAAGAAATTGTTGGGTTAACAATATTTGCGGTAGCTAGCAGCTCGTCAGCAATAATTTGCTTTGATACACCACCCTGAATAGATGGCTCGAACAAATATGCACTTGCAGTTGCCTCTTTAATTTCTGGAATTGCATTTGCTGTCACAACAAACAAATGGTTTCCAGATACTGCAGATGCAGTTATAGGGGTTGCATAGATGGTCTTGTCTGGATCTAGAGAAGATACAAATGAATAGTGATCCAAAATTTGAGAGTTTGTAAAGCTTTGTGGGTAGATTGCTGTTTCATCAATTAGCGTTAGCTTTCCAAAATTTGTAACTTCATTTAGTGCAGAAATTCTGACATTGTTAATGTTGTAGGTAACTGCATTTCTAAAGGTAATAGCCTTAGAAGTAATAAATGAACCATTAATGTAGAAAGCAAGATTGTATCTGTTGTACGTATTTCCATAATAATCTGTACCAGTGCCAGTTGCTGTGGTAACGTTGATAAATACTTGATTCCAGTCATTGTTTATGAGTAGATCTGGCTTGGTTGCACCAGAGTAAAGGTTTTCAGTAACAGTTGTGCTTGCGTCATAGGTTAGCTGAGCACGGTTCTTTGTGGTAAGTCTTAGGTTGTATACGTCTATCTCTAGTACACCCATGTCGATTAGAATACCGTTGTTGTCTAGATCTCCCTTAAACCATGCCTCTAGTGCGTAATCTCTAGATGAGGCAATGTCGTATAGCATGTCATAGTTTGGCAGCAAAATGTTTAGATAATTGTTTGCACTGCTGGCTGTAGAGTTACCCTTCCATGACTTACCGTTTGAAACAAGCGATAGGGATCCTCCAGAAGCAATGTTTGTTGCAATTCCGTTTCCTACTGTGTAGGTCAAACCAGTCCATGATCCAAGGTTAGAAGGCGTACTTGACGAGTAGTCAGTATAGAATACAGGGTTCTTAGCCTTTACCATGTTGTAAAAGTTAGGTGTTACAAATATTGTTGGGTCAGCCATATCGGCAGATGCCGTTAGCGAGTTTATAATTCTTGGCGAAGCCAGGTCTGCAGATGCTGTAAATTCTTGTGCGTCAAACGATGTGGATCTGTCTCCACCAGCTATAATGTTGTCACCAATCTCAGCAATAGCATCAAGAGTTCCTGTAATTGTGACATTCATGTTCTGACTTGTTTGAACAGCAGGGTTTGCAAAGTCAGCATCTACTAGAATGCTTGTAGTTATTTCTGTGTGATCTCCAGCAGATACAGCAAGTGTTGGTTCAGTCTGCAATGCAGAAGCAGTCGCAGGGGTTTCAGTTATGGTTACGTTAGTAGAGCCAGAAGTAGTTCCAGTAGTCCAGATTTCACCAATCTGCGTTGCATTAATGATTGATGGCTCTGTCATGTAATAGTTTGAGAAGTTCCAAGATCCATTTACAACGCTTGCAGAAGTATTTCCAAGCATCCAGGTTTGGCTAAATGCGGTATTTGTATTTGAGAATGTTAGACGAAGTGTTGAATCTAGATAAACCTTCATATTATCGCCAGTGTTGCCGTCTCTAACAACAGCTAGATAGTACCACTGACCAACTTGAAGTGTAGTTGGAATATATCTAGTAACACTATTTGATAGAATAGCAATCTGGGTAGGGTTTGTAGTGTGTGATGATCCAGTTACCGTTGCCTGGAATCCAAGAGAAGAGCTAGATCCAAAAGTAAGTGCTTGAAGAGCTATTGCAGTTGTACCAGTTGGCACAACGTTAATCTTAAACCAGATTCCAACAGAGTAACTTCCATCAGATACGTTTGCCATTTCTGTAGTACCAGATGATGGTGCTCTCAAATAGCCATTATTTGCTGAAGTTGTAGAAAGTGGCATATTCCATGATCCATTGCCACCTGCTGGACCATAAGATTCATATATTGTTGCTGTACCAGTATTTTTAGTAAAGGTAGAAATTAGTGGGTTAATACCAGTTCTGGTAGGAGTAAGCGAGAATGCTTCTTCAAAAGCAATACCTCTGTTAAGCGTATACGAATTAATTTTATCGTTTAGTGCTGACATAATAAAAAAGACTACGCTGCAATTAGCGTAGCCTTACCTCCTACCAAAGCTAGATCTGGGTTTACAGCGGAAAGGCTGTGACCATTTAGTGAAATGATTGTTGAACGAGAGTGGGTCAAAGGCTGACGAATGCTATCTCCAACAACGTAAATGATACGAGCGATTGGAGTAGGCTCAATCAAGGTAGCTGAAAAGCCAACCTCAAAAGAACCTACCCCAATCTCAACGTTCATTATGCTACGGTGATCCTTACGATACCAGTAGCGTCCCAAGTAATGGTGAAGTTACCATTGCTTGAAGACTGGTCCGAACCAAAGTCAACATAGCCAATTAGTGGCTTGGTTGCGTTAGTCGAAGGTGATGCATCATAGATTACTGCGTAACGAGCAGTAATGGTTGAAGACGACCATGTAACATCGTCAGCATCCAGGGTAATTACATTGGTTGCCGAGTTGTAAGAGTTTGTCTTGTTAGCAAGAGTAGCTCCGCCAGCGGTATAGCCAGTGCCAGTTACCTCGTTTGCAACAACATCGTCAAGGTAGTTGTGTGCATCCTGATCAGGAGTGTATGAGTTAGAAAGCAGAGCAACCTTGATGGTGTCTGTATCCCAGTCAATTTCCTTGTTTAGTGCCTGTGAAAGGAACTGTCCATATAGTTTGCTAGCCATGATTATGCAGCCTCCGTCTTTTCAACAATTGCGAATGCTTCTGCATCAGCAACTGCGAAAGCACGACGGACACGAGTCTTTAGAAGAACTCCGTCAGTGTCGAACTGTGCATCACGAGATACAACAGACTCTACACCACTGCGAACACCGTTGATCATCATCTTGCGGTTACCAACGATAAGTAGTGGGTTACCAGCAGGTGCGTCAGTAGCAGCAGCAGAAGTAGCAGCACCGTACGAAACAACAAGTGGGTAACCGAAAAGGCTTCCAGGAGTTGCTGCGATTGGGTTAGGAAGAACTAGCTGACCAGTTCCATCTACCATTCCACGAAGAGCTGCGAGCATCTTTGGGTGTGCAATGAATACAGTGTTAGCTGCATCAAAGTACTTGCTTGTCTCAACAAGACCAAGAGCCTCGTTGATGTGAGCGAATGTCAAGTCACCAGCGGTCTGAACTAGGTTAGATGCGGTGTTGAACTGTGAAACTGCACGGTAAACAGAAGTGAACGGCTGACCGTCATCACCATCTGCAGCAGCAGTTACACCTAGACATGCGTTGTCGTACTTACGTGCGAACTTGCTTGCCCACTCAGTCTTGTAAACACCAAGAGTGTCTACTAGTGAGTCATTTACGTCTTCTTCCGAGATGTGGAAGATCTTTGCATACTTCTTTGCAGTCAGTACGATCTCGTCAAGGGTAGCAGAAGCCTCTGGAATTGTTGCACCTTCGGCAACAACTTCTGGAGCATCTGCAACAAAGCGAGGAACTGACTTGGTACGAGAAGCCATTGGTTCTCTACGAGCAAACGCCTCTACAGCCGAGTTAGCAACAAGTGCCTGAATTACAGACGATCCTTGCTCTTCTAGGATGTAGCCGTTTGCCTCTGTTAGGTCAATACGAGCCATTTTTTATCTCCTTTAGATAATTTATTTTAATTAATGTTTGAATCGTCCAATTCATCCAACGTTTCTTAGCAAACGTCCATTTGCCATAGAAATCTAGATTAATTATACCATTCTTTTTGTTACAGTTTACCCAAAATCTTCATTGCCTGCATCTCAGACGCTGAATACTGGGTGCTGACACTGGTCTTAATAGCAGTGTCTGCTTGACCACCAACACGTAGCTTTGGGTCAAATACTTCTGGTAGATCGTTTTTGAGTTGAGCAATCTGCTCCTCAAATCCAACTACGTCAAATGTTTCATCAAGCTGCAGTGCGTTGACATCAAGGTACTTCATAATTCGTGAAGAATCCTTAATGCCTTCATCAGCCAACTTCTGCTTAATTTTCTCATTGAGTAGCTTGCCATTAAATTCAGCAATCTTCTGATCCTTTGCCTCTAGGCTGCTTGTTAGTTCTTCAGCCTGTGCTCGGAATCGCTTTGCGTCTTCCTTGGCACGTTCTAGAGCTTCTAGAACTGCCTTTGGATCATTAATTACTGGTTCTTGTGTTTCATTAGTTTCCAATGTTGCCTCCTGTTGTTTCCATCAATACATTGTTTGTGTTTGTGTTTTGAGATAGGTCAGTTAGTCTTTCCTCAGCTGCAGCAATCTGTGCAGCCATCTCTACGTCATATCCCATTTCTACGAGAACCTGCTCAAGAGAAACGCCAACAACACGCTTCTTTACAGCAACTTCCCAAGCATCTAGGCTGTCCATGCTTTCTACAGCCTTCCATTTGACCTCTACGTTAGGCTCTGCCTCGTTGTCAATCTTAAGAACAAATCTAAATAGATCTGCCCAGGTTGAGCCAAATGTAATCTGGCGGTCTTCCACCTTCTTTAGCAATGGTGCCTCAGCGGTACGTAGACCTTCTCCAGATGGAACGTTTCCAGTCTTCTCAAAGTAGTGCAGAGGAGTGTTTGTGATCGATGCCATTGATCTGACGAAGTCACGTACTGGCTCTGTAAAGACCTTGTGGTCTGCTGGAGAGAACTCACCAACCTTAGACACACCCTTAAGGTACCAAAGCTCTCCTGGACCATTCTTGAGGCTGCCAAGGTTGTCTGCTGCTGCACCTTCTTCATCAAAGTCTTCAAACTCAGCAGAGTTGCCTGTGCCAGATAGTGCGTAACGCTGTGGTGCACCTTGGTAGTCAACTGTGTTCATGTGGGTAATGATCAGCTTGTTGATAGCATCCTGTGGACCATAGGCATCGACGTGCTCTGGTCTACCGTATTGCTTGGTTGTTCTAAAGTGGAACACTGGGATTTCGTCCCAAGGGTTTTCGATAGTGTCAATTAGTTGGAATCCACCTGCAGATACAACATTCTCAATTTCACCAGACATCTGGAACTTTTCAATTCTGTCTGCGTAGTACATGTTTAGACGAGCAATCTTCTTGGTGTAGTCCATTGGGTCTTCTGTCTGCCACAACTTTGCAGCAAACTTCTTTACTCTTGGGTTCTCGTCATCATAAACCATGATGGTTGTTAGTGGTGAGTTGTAGTCAACAGTGATATTACCGTTGATGTCTGTCCATACGATTGAATAGCAGTCACCATAGACAAGTGCACGTCTGTGGATCTCGTCAGAGTCAATCTGTAGGTCGTTCATCTGCCAGATGTCGTTAATCTTGCGGTTAGCAGCATCGGTAAGTGCTGTGATGTTGTTAATCTCTAGTCTGTTAAGGACTGAGTCAACAACTGTACGTGCAAAGTTAAATCTGAAGTCTGTGCGGTTTGCTGTTAGCAGCTTGTACCACTTTGCATTGGTGAATACCTCAGAAACACTACCTTCGTAGTAAGCTTCTGCTGTTAGGTAGTGATTTCTACGATCTCTGATCAGATCGATAGCCTTTTTCATGTCATTGTAATTAGGCATTAGTTCTCCTTAAATAATTTACTTGTTTCGCTTCTAATTTTACTGCTTTATTATCTAGGAAGTACAGAATGCCTGAAACAACAGCATCAAGTACGTCTTCGTGGCTCACCTTCGGGAATGCCCACATTTGTTCCTCTAGAACAGGGAAATGTCCAGTGTGTCGAACCTTTCCTTGCTGATAAAAGTTCAAAGCCTTTCCTGCACGGATTTGCTTTGACAAACTTTGTGTTTTTGATCTATATTTGGCAGGTACACTCTTAAATACGTCTTTCCAGAGATCTCCACCCTGGTTAACCTCGACATAAAGAACCCCAACGTCAAATTTCTCAACAAGATAGGCTGTTCTTTCTGCAATCTCTGATGGAGACATCTTTACCTGCTCCGCATGTCTTACATACACTACGCTTTTACCTGTTTCATCATAACCTCTTGAGAGAACTGCAATGCCTGTATAGTCAGATATCTTACCCTTTGTAACGGCAGGGTCGATAGAGATAATAGTGTTGCCATAATCCTCAATATCTTCTATTATAACATCTTCGTTGGTCCAAAATGTGCCATCTGTGTTTACAGGACGGTTCATGTAGTTCTTAGCAAAGTCACGCAGGTGTCTTTGGCTGTTTAGCCAGTCAAGTGACCACTTTTCTTGCCATACAGAACGTTCGTTACCCTTGTCGTCAGTCATAATGGCTGGATAATAGTGAACCTTTACGTTCTGATCCTTGATCCAGTTAAGTTCTGGGTCTAGCTGACCCTCACCATACTTGCGAAACTGGTCCATGACAGAGTTAGGCATAGTGGTAGTACCCACAAATATCATACGTGCGTAGATGTTCATAGGAGCGATATCATCAAATACGGTGTTCTTCTGCTGACCTGCTTGGTATTCAGAGTAGTTCTTTTCACCTTTTTCAATGTCATCAAGGATAATTAGGTCTGGTCTAGTACCAAATACCTTCTTACCAAGAGAGTTGGTGTCAATACCGTTTGCATCAAAGATAAAGTCGTTGCTTTGGATGATTCTCCACGAGTTAGATGCCATAGCACGACCAGATGATGCTACAATCTTTGGTTTACATAGGTCTGGGTAGTCTTCGATAAGATACTCGTTGGTTTCAAGTTCGTTTTTAAACGACATTAGGTGTGTTTCAGCCTGAGAAGCTGCATCTGAGAATGCTGCAATAAACTTGACATGTCCATGTGCTGCTGCCCACATAGGCAGAATAAGGAAGATCCAAGTAGACTTTCCGCACTCACGAGGGGCAATGAAAGCATCTCTATTCTGCTTTGGCTCTGTTGGCTTGTGTATCCAGGACTTTCCATACTCTGCAAGGTCTACGTGGAACTCAGATAGCGTGATTTCACCCTGAGCATTCATCAAATGGTGTGGCAAATAGGTCAAAGCAAACAACATAGGGTCATACTTTGTTAGTTCTCTGCGTCCTTCGGAAAATGTCAATAGTTCTAGTGGGACATTTTCAAAGAAATCTGTTGCCTTCATTACTTCCTTCCAAGATTTTCAAGAATTAGCTCATAAAGCTTGTCAACCTTGCGATCTAGGTTGTCATACTTGACCTCAAGACGTGTTACCTGGTCTTTTAGCGAGCTTCCTCCATTTGGTCTTAGTTCTTTTAAGAATTTGTCGAATACGTGCTTTGTGAATGCAAAGAAAGCAGTCATAATTGCTACGATACCTGCTGATATTGCTGTAATTACTTCTGGAGTCATTTATATCATACTCCCATATTCACTTTTGTTGGAAATATTTTTATAGGATGGCAAAAATATAGAAACCAGAATTGAACTAAGACTGGGTACCCCATCCCTATATATATTATTATTGTTCATGTCTTACCAAACCATTTCTTTTCATAGCTTCGTTTCTCATCTTAGCCTCATTTAATAGATCGATGATAGCCAAATCTTGTCCATCTTTCTGTCTATTCTCATTAATGTTAGTAGACTTACCTTCAATAAGGTTAATAGTCTGAATAGCCTTGTGTACAGCATTTGCTAGCTTATTCAATTGATCAGGATCAAGTGTATCTTCCATTAGGGTTTCTACACATCTATCTAATACTGCCTGTGCTGCTATTAGCTTCTCTTTATCATTATAGAATGCTCTTGTATCTACCGCCATTTTTGCCAGGGTGTCCATTGTAGGCATGTCCAAACCACGCTGTTCAAACCATTTCTTGGCGGTATGATAGCTCTTAGGATAGTTTAAATACCTAATAGCTGGAGATATACCCATTTCTTGAGCATGTTCGATATATGTTTCTATTTGTTCCTCTGTAAAGGTTTGATATCCCATTATTTGGACACCTCTTTCTGGTTTTTTAAGATTACGACGCACATTTGATAGGATTCCCACTTAAATAACATAATATACTTAAATCTCTTCCTTCTCAAACAATTCTTCTATCAAATCAGACAAATCAGCATCTAATGGCATCTTAACCTCTATATTGGTTGTAGTAGATGAATCAAAGAACTGTAGTGTAAATGATAGTGTTTCTTCTTTATACTCTAGGTCTTTTGCATATGGGAATAGTATCATATTATCTAAATACCCTCCAAAAATCACCTAGTTTATGCATCTATGTAATTATACCATGATATTAAGAAAGGGATGCACCGTGACAGTACATCCCTCTCAGTTCTAATGGCAACAGTAGAACAAATCTATTGTATCATCTTTTTCTTAGCCTTTTTGACATACTCTGTCCAACATAGCTTACAGTAAGATAGGTGACCATCAGCAGAGCTTGTTCTTCGTCCAAACTGTGATATCGGCTTCTTGTTGTTACATAGCCTACAGATCTTAGCATCTCTCTGTATACTTGGTCCATGCTTCTTTCTACGTTCTCTTGCTTCTCTATCATAGGAGTCTTGGCATTGCTTACAATATACCTGTACCCCAGACTTTTGTCGTGTAGCCTTGTAGAATAGAGAAGTATCCTTTAGCTCTTTACACTTTGGGCAAACTTTATCCATTTTTACGTCTCCAATCCTCATTTACCTTTGTCTTTTCCTTGTGACACTCAGCACACAATGTCTGTATGTTGCTCATGTCATTATTAGACCTATCCCCATCAATGTGGTCTTTGTGAAGGTCTTTTTTGCTAGCTGGTTTCAAACCACACTTTTCACAGGCATCTTTCTTAGGCAACTGTCTTTGCTTATAGATACACTTATTACACTGTGTTCTATACCTAGTTCTACCTTGTTCATCGATACCCTTTTTTGATCTGGGTTCCCCACACTTACATAAGCCAGGCTTTGTAGAACCACCAACCCCTGCTTGTTTTTTAGTGATAAAGCCTATCTCTTCCATTGCGTTACCGCAGTTAGGACAGACAGTCTCCTCCTTAAGCAATACAGTATACATACAATTATCACAGAAGTATACTTTACTTTCATCATTCATAACATTCATTATTACCTCCTATGTTATATATATATTATATCATATATTTTAGATATAGTAAACCATTACCCTCGTACTAGGAACAATGGGTTCCTATAAATTTGTTCCGCTAGTAAGTGTTTTCGTTCTTGATTACTGCATAGGCATTCTAGTCACAACCTATACACTGGGTACCGTGGACAATACCACGGCTCTTATTGATACCTAATTCCTGACGGAAGAGATGGGAGAAACGCCATTAAATATGCCAAATCAAGACATAGCATAAGTTTAGTAATTAGGAGAGATTATTCTGATCTACAGTCCCAGAGTCATAAACTGTCTGGATATGGGAAAGGTAATCCTGCTCTAACCAGGGATATCATCGCTTTATTAGGCGATACTGTTATCTTTATAGTCTGTTTTGATTTGCTGTCAAGACTTATATATATTATAGCATAGGTTTAAGAAAAGTCAATAAAAAAAGAGGACCCAGCAGCAAACCCAGGTCCTCTCTTTATGGCATATAATGTTATGAGGTGATAATCGTCGGAGATTATCTATATACATTATAGCATGTTATTTTGATCTTGTGAATAAGCAGACTGAATGTCTTTATCAGATAGATTGCCATCCTTTAAGTATGATCTTGATAGCTCTTCTGCTACCTCCATGATACCTACGAATGATGCTACTAGTGCTGATTGCCATATTTCCATACCGCCCAAAGATCCTGCTGCAAGAACACCAGATACCTTTAACACGATTAGTGCTAGCGTATTCTTCAATATTTTCTTTACTTTATCCATCATAATCCTCTCCAAGCTCTGCAGCTTCGTCTTCATCAAAGTCTCCGCCTTCTGAACCACTAGATGAGATTTCTGCAAGATAGGCATACGCCTCGTCCATAATTTGGTTACCAGCTTCAACTATTTCACCCATGAAGTCCATATACTCTCCAATATCAACGCCTGCCCATCCTTCTTCTACGCCAGAATCAGATAGAGCAGACTCAAATTCACCAACAACAACGTCAATGAAGACAGCTTCCTGACCAGCATTAGCACACATAGACTCCATTGTTGACAGGGCATCGTCAAATGCAGCTGCAACAATTTCATTACCAATAGAGTCTACAATGCCACCAAGCATTGAGGAGAATAGTCCCATTAAATTACTCCCTGGAACTTAACAGCACGAAGTCTGTAGCTTTCGATATTGCTAAAAGCATTTAGAATTGGCTCAAGTCCATTAACCTGCCAAATCATATCATCTAGAATCAAGTCGCCATTTGCATCTTTAATATTAGCTATTAGTGATCCCAATGCCACTGGTTCGTCTGTCTTAATTGTCATACGACCAGACTTGTCTACCCCAGCGGTAAGCGAGATAGAACGAGAAAAGTAGTACTTGACAGTTGATGTGCTACCAACAGTCTCTCTAACAAACTTGTATAGTTCGCCAGAGTACTTGTGTCTTCCATAAGCCATAGGCTGCATTAGATGTTCCTCCAGTCAGCAGAGTCAACTGCCTGTGTTGATCTTCCAGTGTAGATAGATCTTGAGCGAACAAAAGTTAGCTTGTGGCACATCATTACAGCCATTGGTGCAATGAATGGAGATACAGTGTCGCCCTGCTTAAAGGTTGTGTAGGCATCATTCTGACCAGTAGTCGAAACAGCCATCTGCTCGTAAACGATATCTTCGTTATTTAGCATATAGGCAGCCTGGTAGGCAACGGCACGTTTGAGAATCTCAATGTCTTTCGTATTGGTAACTTCGTCTTCAAACTTTCCAACGTAAGCTTCGATTACATATTGTGCACGTTCTAGCAAGTCTGCTTTAACAGTTTTACCAGTAATTGTCTTAATTTCATTAATTGTTACAAACATGTTATATTCCTTCCCTATCCCTCTAGCCATTTCAGACCAAGCCAAGTCATGCTAAGTACTGGAATCTCCTGAATTGGATAAATTTCTTCAGATTCTGTGGCGTATAAGTCAGACTGACGGTCTACAACACCAAAGTCTGTCTTAGATCTAATGATTCCGTTTGAAGAAGCAGACGGTGCCTGAATGAGTGCACCACCGCCACCAATTGTCGGAGTAGTCTGACCCAAAGGAGTTAGTCCACTGACATTTATCCTTTGTGGAGATCTGTTTAGTCTCTTTGTAGAGTATTGCCAGTTTAGGCTTCCAACTGTTTCGTATGGGTCAGATGGGTCAACAACCTGAATTATAGCCTTGTTGTATTCCTCACGGCTAAACGCATAAGAGTCTTCAGAGCAGTTTACGAAGATCTTACCATTGATTGGCTGGTTGCCAAGTAGCTGACCATTATGAACGATAATGGTAGTAGCATAGTCGTCGTATGGGTTATTTACAACAGTTGATCCGTTGTAGTATGTATTTGCCAAAGTAGTTACAACTGTTCCAGCAAGGACGTTGCTTGCAGCTACCGCCCAAACATAGTCAGATCCACGATAGTTGTTTCTATTGCCTGGGATATTTGGGTTATTTGTAACTGATCTCAAAGCCAAGCCAGGAATCATAAACTCATTGCCTTCAGCAATTCCAAATTGACGGTAGGAATACTTAGCGTGATATTCGTCATTGTCGTAGGCGTTTGCTGGGACAAAGTTGATAAAGTCTGTAAGAAGATAGGTTTCCTTATCAGTCAGTCCAGGCACAGCAGTGGCAAGCTGGTACTTGTTGTTTCGGTGAGTGTCAAAGTATCTATCTGCTTCGCCATCTACTTCAAATGGATCAACTGCAGCTGACTGTGCATCTGAATTTTCCATAAACTGAGGAACCTGTTCATAATTCTTGACGATGCCCAAGTCTTCCGCAAGCTTTGGAGACGTAACCATTAGATTTGCACCATTGGCAACAACATTCTTTATAGAATCTATGAAGTCGTCGTACTGCTTAAGTATTTCAGCCTTTGGATCGTTAGCAAATAGCTCAAATATATCCTCGTTGCTTTGTGGGTAATTCATAAATACAATCACATCGTAATTATCAATGTTGATATCTTCTTCTAGATCGATGAATCTATCAATTCCACGGTATGTCTTCCATCTAGAACCTAGAACTGGACTAGAAGAGATGCTGTCAATCTTTAGGTCGTTGACAATACCCCACAGCTGAGTAGTGTCAATAGATGTAACAACCTTGTCTAGCTTCCAGTATGTGTTTTTGTGAATACCGTCAGTTACGTAGACAACATTGATAGAGCCATCCTTACCAGCAAGGAAGTCTGTTGCTCTTGTCATATATTTATCAAGACCATTAAAGATCCAGATGCCGTTTTCTTCTGTGCGTATTTGGTTTGTTAGCAGAATTCTGTCTCCGCTGTTTAGCTCAAGACCGCTAAATGGCAGATCTTTTCTTGGACCCCAGAATGCAGTGCCAGCATCTTGTGAGTAAGAGTCAGCCATTGTCTTTACAACATCTAGAGATGAAAGATCTTTTGGATTCCAGTTAGATGGCGAGTTTGCATATTGGTAGAGTCCAGAGATAGCCTCTGGGGTGTTCTGCATCATAACCATACCAGGACCAGAAATCAAGACATTGGAAGTAAATGCTGCACGAACATCAGTAAATACATTAACCTCTTTTTGACCAACAACATCAATGTTGTAGGTTTCTGTCTTGCTGCCAAGAGATTGGTGAGTTACGCTGTACGAATCAACTACGATATTTCCATCAAGCTCAACACCAAACTTTGCGGTTTCAGTCAGGTTGTTCCAGAATAGTTTTAGTGCTTTCTTAGCGTTGCCAGAAACTGTTGGATCTACCATAGTAGCAGTAACGCTGATTGCCTTAGCAAATCGCTTTGTCTGCTCATTCCAAAGAGCATATCTTTCCTGAATTTCAAACTTAGAAATTGGAATATTTAGTCCGTGTGCAAATGTGTGCATTGAACCCTTAAAGGCAGTCTGCTTAGAATTGTCTAGCTGTGTTGAAGTTGTAAAGATTCTTTCATCATACAAGAACTCATCGAAGCCAACCTCTTTGATGCGGTCTAGCGAGACTGTTTGAGCCTCAGATAGGTTTGGTCCAAGGTCCCTGCTATTAAAGATAGGTCCACGGCTTTCAACAAAGTTCTTGTAAAGCTCGAAAGGACTGTTAAACAGGAACTTGATAGCTGGATAGAAAATGTTGTACTGGTTTACCTTGTCGTCAAACTGCTTATCAAGGGATCCATCAACCCAAATTTCAACATACTTCTTGTTAAACTTAACACCGTGCTCTTTTAGAATACCAGGTCTGCCAAAGTTTACTACGACATGGTGCCAGGCATTGTCTGCAATAATCTCATTACCAACAAACTCATAGTTTACATCTTCCTTGTTGTAGGTATCTGAGTACTTTACTGCTAGCTTTCCATTCTTTATCTCAATGTTAAGATTGACCAAGGCACGTTCAGTAGAGGATGCATTGTAGTATGGATAGTTAACAGAACTTAGCTGGCTTCCCTCCAGGGTATCTCCAGAAGATAGAGATGTAACCGAAACACCCTGTTCAACCTGAGATCCATATACCCCAAAGATTACATTAAGATCCTTGACATCAATCTCAGATGATCCAGATGCAATGATACAGTTTTGCTTATCAGTCTTAATAGAGAACTCTACGTATCCAGCTCTAAAGTTATCTACGTAGTTAGCAAGTTTTGTATAAAATGCGGCTGGCTTAACAGAGTCAATAAAACCTACTGTATTTTCATTAAAGTAGATTGTATCCTTGTCGCCAGTAACGGTCTTATCAGTAGTATATTTGTCAGAGAATCCAGTTGTATATGACAGGTCGTTAAAGATTCCGTTTGGAGTTGCAAGCTGAACAACATCTCCTGGCAAACCATAGCGAAAAGCATCAATTTGGTATCCAAGATATGCAAGGTTTCTCAGTGGGTAGACGTTAGAGAAATCATAAACAAATCTGTTCTTGGCACCTAGAAGACTCTGCCCCTCGAATTGATCAAACTGCTCTGGAGTATTTAGCTCCTCAAAACCCTTGTAGTCTTGATATTTTAGCTCTTTCATTAGTTTACTCCTCTTTGTACCGATAGTGTATTTACGTCTGTTGCACGTAGGTACCTCGCCCAGGCACTAAGTGCCAAGTTCAAAGCATATCCATTAACAGAAGGTTCGACTAGCTTCATTTCCATTACCATTGGACCTCCAGGAATTGTAATCTTGACAACACCATCCATGGTAAATGCTGATGCAACAAATATGTCTGCAGTAATGTTTGCTTCGTCACTTCTTTGAGCTTCTGCAAATTCAGCCGTTGCAGCCATAGCGTTTGCGTTAGCAATAACTTCTCTATCAGCAGAAACCTCAACATCTACTATAATTATATCAGCAATTAAGGCATCAACAACTGCGTTAACTTCTGTAGAAACTTCTGCAATAGCCATAAGTGCCGATGCAGCTAGTTGATCAGCTGCGATTAGTTGGCTTTGTACGGCTGGCATCGCTGCATAAAGTCCATTTACCAAACTTTGAGTCGCAGCAGTCTTTGCCCAAATAATCTCGTCCACATAAACTCTAATGTTTGTAGGCACAACTGGAAGTGCTGTTTCTCCAAATGGGGTAATCAAGCAACCGACACCAAGTCTTGGGTGGTTGTTTGCTTCATCATTAGCTGGAACAGAGCTTGTGCCGTTTACAGTTGTACCAGTGTATGAGCCAAGGCTAACAGTTAATACCAATGCCGAATCAACATATAGGTGAACTTTGTTATCGTTAGGATTGCTGTGGTCAAAACCAATAACCACAAAGTGTCTCTGACCATCAAATAGGTCAATGTTGTTTGTAGTTACAGCATCCAGGTGTGTGCCAGAGCCATTGTTGAACTGCATGTGAAGTTTGCCCTGATACTGGAATAGAATTACATGCTGGTTGTCTAGGTAGCCATTTAGATTCCAAAGCACACGCAAACCAGTTGAGATGTCATCGTTTGCCTTTT